GCTTTAAAGAAATTAAAAGCACACGGTAAGGACGATAGTGTCCTATCAAAATTGAGAGATAAAATTAAACAAGCTGTGGGCAAGAAAAAAGAAATGGAAGCCCAACCAGCATAACGCGAGGAAAATTATGTCAGTAGAAAATATAATAAGTAATCTTAAAGATGGCGATAATGTTAATGCAAACAAAGAATTTGCAAACACTATGGCTACTAAGTTAACAGATGCATTAGATGCAAAGAAAATTGAATTAGCATCTACACTTGTTGACAGAAAAAAAGAAGAACAAGAATAGTTCAAGGACTGTAAATGAAATTAATAACAGAATATGTTGAAAACGATTTAGAAGTTATTGCCGAACAGAAAGGCAGAAACGGTGAAAAGACATTCACTATCGAAGGCGTATTTATGCAGGCCAATAAAAAAAATAGAAACGGTCGTATCTACGAGAAAAAGATTATGGAATCTGCAGTAGATAAATATGTGACCGAACAAGTTCAAACAGGGAGAGCTGTTGGAGAGTTAAATCATCCAGAAGGACCAACAGTTAACCTTGATAAAGTTTCGCACAAAATCACTTCTCTTAAATGGGAAGGTAATGATGTTGTGGGTAAGGCATCAATCCTTAAAACACCTATGGGCAAAATAGTCGAAGGACTGCTCGAAGGTGGTGTTAAGCTTGGTGTATCAAGTCGTGGTATGGGAAGTCTTGTAAATAAGAATAATGCCAGTTATGTGGGAGATGACTTTATGTTATCTACAATTGATATTGTCCAGGACCCTTCAGCTCCAAGTGCATTTGTAAATGGAGTTATGGAAGGCGTTAACTGGGTATGGGATAACGGTATTATTAAACAACAAGATATTGAAGAAATTGAGACTGAGATTAAAGAAGCAAAGGTCGGAAACCTCCCAGAGGTTGAGATTAAAGCCTTTAAAAATTTCCTCTCTAAATTAAATCTAAAATAATAGAGGAGACAATTATGTCAGACGACGCTATAAACAATGTTGCTGAAGAATTGGACACTGATGTTGAGCAAAACGAGCTCGTAGAAAATGAAGAAATTTTAGACGAGGAAGTTAGTGAAACTTATGGCAAGAAAAAAGTTAATGCCATGAAAAAGCATAATGACCCTAAAATGAACGCTCAGAAGAAAATGGAGCAGGAAATGGATGACGATGATGACGATGATGACGATGACGATGATGACGAAATGGAATCAACTAAAGTCAAAAAAGAATCAGCGCCAAAAGTAACCGTTCCAAAAACTAAAGCAGGGGTTATTCAAGCAGCAGTTGACATGCTTAAAGCAGCAAGAAAAGAGGACGCGCAAAAAATGTTCTCAAAAATGGCACTAGGAGGCGATGAAGAAGCTTCAGTCAAATCAGCTGATGACGCAGTAAAAGGTGTTAAAAAAATGCCTGTTCCTGCAGCAAAAGCTAAAGTTGAGTCAATCGACTTTGACGAAGATTTAGAAAACATCATATCCGAAGAGGCTACTCTTTCTGATGGGTTCCGTGATAAAGCTCAAGCTATCTTTGAAGCTGTGTTAACAAGTAAGTTATCACAAGAAATTGATAGATTAGAGAGCGAATACGCGCAAAATCTCGAAGAAGAAGTTTCAGAAATTCAAGAAGGACTAGTAGAAAAGGTAGATTCATATCTTAACTATGTGGTTGAATCTTGGATGGAAGATAATAAAGTTGCAGTAACAAATGGTCTTAGGACTGAAATTGCTGAAGACTTTATGACTTCATTACAATCCGTGTTCAAAGAACACTACATCGAAGTGCCAGAAGGTAAAGTGGACCTTGTTGATGAACTCAACGAGTCAGTCACTGAGCTAGAAGATACTTTAAACAAAACCACAGAAGATAATATCCAATTACATACAAAAGTTCAGTCATATGAAAAGGCAGATGTAGTTAGAGAACAATCTTTAGGGCTTGCACAAACTGATGCTGAGAAATTAAGTTCTTTAGTAGAAGATATAGAATTCGATAACAAAGAAAACTTTGAAATGAAAGTTAAAACTGTTAAAGAGTCATACTTCTCAAAAGAAATTACTGAATCAGTTGATGAAGTTGATAGTCTATTAGGCGAAGAAAATGTTTCTGAAGAAACAGTATCTGAATCTATGGCTAAATATACACAAGCTATAACAAACTTTAATAATTAAGGGAAATAAAAAATGTTTAACGCAGACAAAAACTTAATGGAAAAATGGGGTCCTGTACTCGACCACGAGTCAGCTCCAGAAATCCAGGATAGATATAGAAAAGCTGTTACAGCTAGACTATTAGAAAACCAAGAGGTTGCCCTACAAGAAGAAAGAGCACAAGCACAAGGAAATTTCATTTCTGAGGCTGCAGCTGCTAACAATATTGGTTCAGGTTCAGCACCGAATAACATCGGTACTTTTGACCCAGTATTAATTTCTTTAGTTCGTAGAGCTATGCCTAACTTAATTGCTTATGATATCGCAGGTGTTCAACCTATGAGTGGTCCAACAGGACTTATCTTTGCAATGAAATCAAAATATACCTCACAATCTGGTTCAGAAGCATTCTTTGATGAAGCTGATACAGATTTCTCAGGTACAGGTACACACCAAGCTGACCCAACAGGTCTTCAAGGTGTTACTGATGCTGACACAGATGGAAGTATCGCTGATACAGCTGATACAGTCTCAACATTCGGTTCTGGTTTATCCACAGCCGCTGCTGAGAGATTAGGTGTTGGTGAATCAGGTGACGGTGCTTACGGCGAAATGGCTTTCACAATCGAGAAATCAACTGTGACTGCTAAGTCAAGAGCTCTAAAAGCTGAGTACACAATGGAATTAGCGCAAGACCTTAAAGCAATCCACGGATTGGATGCTGAAGGTGAATTGGCTAACATTCTATCTGCTGAAATCCTCGCGGAAATCAACAGAGAGGTTGTAAGGTCAGTTCTTAAAACTGCTAAAATTGGTGCTCTTCAAACATCAACTGCCGTTTCTGGTATCTTTGATGTTAACACTGATTCAGATGGAAGATGGATGGTTGAGAGATTCAAAGGCTTAATCATGCAGATAGAAAGAGAATGTAACGTAATCGCAAAAGAAACACGTAGAGGAAAAGGTAACTTTATTCTATGTTCTTCTGATGTTGCTTCAGCTCTAGCAGCTGCTGGAATGTTAGATTACACACCAGCTCTTTCAGCTCAATTAAATGTTGATGACACAGGTAATACATTTGCTGGTGTTCTTAACGGAAGAGTTAAAGTCTACATCGACCCATATTCAACAGTTGACTTCGTATGTGTTGGTTACAGAGGTACTAACCCGTATGACGCTGGATTATTCTATTGCCCATACGTGCCTTTAACAATGGTTAAAGCAGTTGGTGAGAATGATTTCCAACCAAGAATAGGATTCAAAACAAGGTACGGCATGGTTGCTAACCCTTATGTAGCTATTGATGGTTCTATCGGTTCAGATAGAAGTAACCAATACTTCAGAATCTTCAGAGTTGACGACATTATGGTGTAAACCTAATTAGTTAAATCTAATTTAAGGGGTCCATTTGGGCCCCTTTTTTTATCTGTATAAATAATATTGACATTAACACACATACACACAGGAGGAAATATGTCAGAAGGAAAATCAGGTTATGAAATAAGAGCCGACTTACTAGCCCAAGCCGAGGGCATTTTATATGGAAATATTGACAGGGAGATACAAGCTGCTAATGAGCACAATCACTTATTCCCAGAAAATATCACTCCTATTCCGGTAAGAAAAATTACTGCTGCGCAAGTGATTAGAGTTGCAAGACAACTTAATGAATTTGTAACAGAGAAGTAATTATTCGAGGGCTAGGATTGTATAAATAGATACATGGCAACATTAACTACAAATAAAAACTTTCTTAGCCCAGTAGGGTTTCAATTCAAAGTAGACCATACCAAATATCCTAATTTAGAATATTTTGCTGTTGCGGCTACTTTACCATCTATGAATATTGCAGCTGCTGAAATGCCATATAGAGGTGTGAATTTATCTTTTACAGGAGATAGAATTACATTTGATGATTTAGGCATTAGAGCAAATATTACAGAAAATATGGAAAACTATATCGAAACATTTGAATGGATTCACAACGTGACCCAAACAAGTAATGCGGAAGATTTTAAAGCCGATGCAACATTATTGATACTTTCATCACATAACAATGTCACAAAGGAAATTAAATTTAATGGTATTTTTCCTACAAGTTTAAGTGCAGTAGAATTTGACTCACAAGCAGAGGCCATTGATTATGCACAAATGGATATAACATTCTCATATACATCGTTTGAATTTAAATAAACAGGTTTACTTTTGCACAGAAATGTGTTATAATATATATTATGAATAATCTAGAAGCAATCATTGAAATGTGGAAAACCGATAGTGTTATCGACGAGATGGAACTCGGAGAGGCATCTAGGAAATCTGCAAAATTACATTCAAAATATTTAGAACTATATAGTGTAAATAAATTAAAACTAAAGAAATTAGAATTAGATTTTAAGGTATTATTACGCGATAAGTTTAATCACTATGGTGGTAAATTATCAAAGGAAGAATTAGATTCCAAAGGTTGGGATTATGACCCACTTAATGGATTAACAGTATTAAAAGGCGATATGGATAAATATTATGACGCCGACCCTATTATACAAGAACACCAAGCAAAAATTCACTACACACA